CAACGATTTATTTTTAGCGGAAAACAGTCAAGGAAAATTTTGCGTGAAATTGTCCCTCGACAAGCAAAACTCAAATCTTGAAAAAGAATTTTTAATCTTAAAGGATAATTTGCATAGGAAAATATCCTCCTTTCCTTTGTTTTACGGTGTTACTGATAGCTTTTCACCAGTAGAGTATAGCGTTTGCGCATATATACCAGCGCCGAATTTATTTGATTTTAGTTTGCAGCCAATCATTGAATCAGAAGAAGCTATTCCATACTTTTTCGCAAATCTAAGCAGGTTTTCCGCAAACAGTGTTAAAAGTTCTATCTTTGATCACTTGAATTATTATTTGTCCTTTGACATATTAAAAATTCCAGAAGTTAATCCCGATTGGATTAAGAACCATCAAGCAATAAAAAACATAATCAAAGACCAAGTTCTTTTTCTTCAAAAAATAATTAAGGAAAAACTTAGTAAATTTACCTTCTCGCAAAATGATTTTTGCCATGGAAATTTAAATTCGTCAAGCATCTTGGCTTTTGGCGAGCATTTGCACGCTATCAATTATGAGAATTCTTATAAGGGAGATTGGGTTTTAGAACTCTTGTGTTTGAAATATGAACTCTTTTACCCAAATAACTTTGAAAAAGAAATCTTAAATAAAACAGAAAGCTTGCTGCAAACCAATTTCAACAACCATAAAATATCAGAAATATCTGATCTTGCGTGCTATTTAAATCTGCTAAAACTGATGGTAGAGTATTTAACAGAAGTTTATGTTTTGAAATGCGCTCGCGAACACAAGATTCTTCAGTGCGGAATTAAGCTGAGTAAAAACTACGACCATTTCTATCAACTACCCGATTTCGATAAAAAGCTAAAACCAATAGCAGAATTTTTCGTAGAAAGTGTAATTTAATTATATGCCGTTACCGACTAAAAAAGAAGACGAGAAACAGAATGAATTTATGGGCCGCTGCATGGCGGACGACATGATGAACAAAGACTTTAAAGATCAAAAGCAGCGTGCAGCCGTTTGTTATTCTCAGTACCGCAAAAGAACAAAAAACAAGTCAGAAGCCTCTTGGGACGATGTTCGCAAAGGTGATAGCTTAGGATTAGTTTAATTTTTTAGAATATGTCTTTCTCCCTCGATCTAAACGTCAATCAAATCAATCAAGCATTAAATGCAGCATATACTGGATTAGTGTCTGCTGGAACAGGCATTGTGCGTTTAACTGGAGATCAACAAATTTCTGGAATCAAAACTTTCAATGAGCAAGTTTATTTAAGCGGGCTTTCAAACCTTCTCAGCGTTAATCAAATTGTTCCAACAGGAAATGCGGTTGTTGATTTAGGTTCTTCCTCAAATCGTTTTCGCACTGGTTATTTTTCAGGAGTAACTGGTTTCACTGGTTACTTTGAATATTTAAAAGTGGCGAATCTTGACGCTAATGTGGCTGTAAACTTAACCGATAAAACTGGAACTAACTTAACTCTCAGCGGCCAAACTAATGTTCAAAATTTTGCAGTTTCAGGAAACCAAACAATCGCAAGTGGATTAACGGTCAGCGGCGATTTAAATGTTACTGGCAACACTGTTTTAGCTGGAACAATCACTTCCACTGGAAACAAAAGCTTTTCTGGATTGTTGAATCAAAGTGGCAATGTTAATATTTTTGGCGCTGAATCCGTCAGTGGCAATTTGAGAGTTACTGGTGACATTTATTGCACGGGTAATTTTTCAGCAAACGGTAATGTTAGTTTGACTGGTGGGTATAGTCAGACTGGCAGTTTTTTCACAAACTCTAACGGCAACCCTATTGTTTTTACTGGAAACGGTGGCTCTCATCAGTTTGTTGTTTTTGGGCCAATGAGTTTGAATGGAGCTATTTACCATAATGGAGCTTTCCTTCACTCTGGAAACTTTTCCAACAGTGGAAACATTGTTAATACAGGTTCATTAACGAACATCGGAGACTTAACAGTTAACGGAAACATTTCATCTAACAAAGTTTCTACCACTGGGATAATCACTTCTGGAACTTCCAATACCGCCGCATTTCTTATTAGAAATAATTTGACATCTTCTCCTAGCGGTGGAGCACTTGAATATAACATAGGTCAATTTTTTGCCACAAATGAATTAACTGGAGCATCTACTAGGGCATTAGTTAACCAAACATTCTCATACCTTGCTCCTCAGAATTTTTACTCAGCAACGCCAACAGCCAATGCAACCATTCCCCTCTTAGGGAGCACGGGCATTTATTTAAACACTGGCCGTTACAATATCAAATATGAAGTGAGATTTGCAAAACCAGGAACTGATGGTATAGTACTAACGCTAGGTATTACTGGAAATCAACCTTGCATTACTGATAGAATTGGCTCATTCGTGAGTTCTCCTGCAACTGGTACTTTTGGTAATGCTGCCGTGACTCGGAAAGCTTTTTTTGGAACGGGCGCTACTGATAATATTTTTACTAGAGTTTCAAATATAGATGGTAACTCGTCAGACACTTTTAATAGTTTTTATACATTTGATGCTGCTGTTACAATAACTGGCTTGACTAAAATTCGTCCAATTTTTTCAATTTCCGATGCGCAAACTTTAACTGGAAGAGCTTTCTCCATGCAGGTGACTCAATTAGCTACTGGAACTGGAGTTGGACTTGTTGGAGCAAATGGCCCTTGGTCTGACGCATAATTTATGCCTTACTTAAACCACAACATTCCTACGATTACTTGTTTAATTCGTAACGAATTTTTATTCAATCACGAAAAAGGCCATGGCGAATACACGCCAGCCGATGTTCATTCCGTCAGTTCAATTGAAAAGCGCGTGCCACTCTTCGAGGCGTATTTAAATAATGGTGTAAACTGGACGCGCCGACCAATCACAGCATTTTGCTGGAAACCATGCGATCCTGTGCCTTTAGAGCACGCAATGTATTGGGACTGCTTCTCGCCCTATATTGACGTTCAGATTCGCCAAAGACTGCGCGGATTACGCGCCAAGCTCATTACACCCTCAAATACTAAAGAGTGCGGGGAATACATGTTTACGCTCGATTGGGGCTGGGAGAATAAAAGCGTTCTAGACACTAACTTTAGCGAAACGCCCGAACATAAATGTGCTCACGTCTTTAAAATGGATAATGGCAATTTTTACGCTTATCCAAACAATCGCATCATCTGGCATGATGACGCTTGGGTTTACAAACCAATTGATCAAAACCCAGGATATAAAATTGATTTAAATATTTACTCTGTAGAAAATAAGAGAAACAAGTTCACGGACTATAGCTACATGACTGAATTTTCAGATGCGCCAATCAATCATACAGAACCTCAAACTGCCGCAGTGCAAACTAGCACCATCAAAAATACCTAACGCTGGAGTAGGTGTTTTTGCTTTGACCGATATTCCTGAAGGATACCCTATATTTGGCCCTAAAGGATTCTTGAATTTTATTGAATGGGAGGAGATAGCAAACTGCGATTTTTCAGTCAAGCAATACATTAGAAACGTTTGCCACTCTAATGAAGTTGGTTTTTGGATAGACGGTCATTTAGACAGGATAGACATGAGCTACTACGTTAACCATTCGGAATTGCCGAATTTATGGCATGACAAAACTGCCGATGTTTATTATGCCGATAAAGACATTAAACAAGGAGAAGAACTTTGCTGCTTTTATCCGATTGAGGAGAGAGATTGGTTAACAGAATAAATGTGATGTTTCTGAAGGCCCGCCTCCACTTGTGAGATTCAAAAAGGCATACTTACCACCATCACTAATAATGCCGCTAGCATTTGTTACCTCTACATCGTCAACAACGAGATAGCCAGAAGTACCTGTTAACTCAATAGTTAAGTTTAAAATTTCTGTGTATGCGGTTAAGCCTGTTACAGTTATGCTTTGCGAATCCCATCCAGAACTAACAGTAAGAGTGCTTTGTGCGACTACGCCAAAAGTGTTTTCCACATAAGCTTTAACCGTACCATTTAACCCATACGATTTAGTCTTAAAATTAATCGTAACACTTGTTGCTGTGGTAGGTAATAAAAATTGATGCCTGAAGGGATAAGTGGCCTCATTTATCGAGTAAGGAGTAAGAGCAATTGATTTACCAGTACCAGAGAATGTATCTGTTGATACTGTAGCTGTACCCATTTTCACATAGTTTCTATTTAAAGTAGTACCACCAGTTCTGAACGTGCAGTTTTCTAATGTAGCCGCGAATCCCGCAAAATATTTTAATGAAGTTGTTGCGACAAACTGACCACCATCACCATTAAAAGAGCAATCTTTAAAATAAAACTTACCTTCACTATATAATGGTAAGTTAGTCCAGTTAAGGACTATAAATGATTGATTAGCAAAGTTTGTAGAAAAATAACAACCTTTAAAAGCTGCATTTGATCTGCCAGCAGCACCAACTAATATTTGAGTTCCAGAAGCAATTGTATCATCTTCAAAAACGCAATCATTAAAAATTGTTCCAGCTTCTAAAGAGCCAGCATTATAGTAATATCGGTAAAACCCTATAAATTTACACGCAGATATTGTATGCGCCACGCTTGTTATCCCTGAAAAAATTACAGCAGCTTGCGCATTAGTAAGGATTCTGTTTATTGCTATGCAATTTGATATTGTAGTACTGTTCAAAACAAACGCCGCTGAAGAATATACGTTTGCTGCTGCATAAAAACCTGCTCCCACAGATAAACAACTATCAACTGTAATTGCGCCAACTCCTGTAGCAGATGACTCGTTTCTACTGATAAAAGCAGGAAACCCATAAGCAAAACAGTTGCTTATATTCATATTACCGCTGCTAGTAGCTCTCGTATAAAAGGCATATCCTGCGCTATTTAATGTAGTACAAATAGCTATACACCCACTGACTGTGGTATTAGCTCCAAGCGCTCCATTTATCACTAAAAATGCATTATTAGCAACTCTAGAAACATACAAACAATTTGTTATTGTGTAGTCTGTACTTAATCTAGAATTGTTATTTTCACTGATTATACAAGCGACGTTTAACTGCGTCGATGGATAAAAGCTACAGTTATCAATTATAAAAGAACCTCCTGCTGTTATATCCACAATCCAGCCATTTCTAGATGTTGCGGTCGATGTAGCGCCAAAATTAGCTCCTATATCCCTAAAGAATACATTGTCCCAATTACAAGTCACAGGGCCAAAAAGATTTCCATACCAAGACCCTGTGGAACCTGCTGCGTTACGAAACACAAATCCCCTGTTCATGAGACACGCTTTTGCAACGTCTGGAACTGGTGAATAAGTCCCAACCGTTCTTACGTCATGTATATTGGTGAAGTTCGTTGTGCTAGTTACTGTGTTGCTGCTAACAGAACTAACTGTTCTAACTTCACTCGCGTTACTTGCTCTTGAAGAAGTGTACGCTACTTCTTGCCCCGCTACCCAATCAGGTGCCGAAGCTAATACGGCGTTTGCTTGTCCAGAATTAGCAGTTGAAGCTAAATCAATAACATAGTTTGAACTTACATCAGCACCATAAATGTTAAATGTACAGGGGCCATAAGCAGTGAATGCATTTAATCCAAAAGATGTTCCGTTAACAAAGTCAATTGAACCGTTAACAGGCGCTTCAGGTGTTCCTATTGTAAATTCAGATCCTGGGTTAACAGATATACTGCCTGAATTCGTCAAAGTTAAATTATTAGCTGTCCACCTCAAAGATGCACCGTTATTGATATATAACCCCGCTAGAGAAGTAGAATTATTTATGGTCATTGATATAGGCTGTAAAATTCCTACAGGGTTAGGAATTAGTCTCCCGCCTAGATATAAAATATCTGCTGATGTAGGCGTAACTTCAGTGTTAGTTACATATATTCTATCCCATTCACCAGAACCATTACCGCGCATAACCCATAGATTTCCAACCGCTGAGTTGATTACGAGTTGCCATCTCCATGCTTTTCCTGCTGTAAATACTTTACCTCCTTCTCCTAAAGAAAAGAAACACCAACCTCTAGCACCCGCTAACAAGGAAGCAGGGTATGTAAAAGTTTCATTACCAACACCATCTGTAGCATTCTGTACATTCAGCGATACAGTTAATCCAGGGGCACCAGACCAACCTCCTATATGTATTCCAATTGCTGTCACAGTCTCTCCTGCACCTACAAAAGTAGGTGAAGGGGTCGATGCTGTATTTATAGGATACGGATAGAGACCTCCAATCTGCAATGCACCAGCAGTGGTAATAACTGATAGATAGTTATTGCTGCCCATTATGTCAGCATCTGTTAATGCAGGTTTACTTACTAAGAATGCCATCTGTGTTTATTTCTAAAGGTTTTACATCTAAAGGTTCCATGCAAGGGGTATCAGTTTCTTCTATCAATACACTGCAAAATTTACCACCAGCAGAGATTAATTGATTTTCTTCTGGTATATCACCGTGAATTGGACAGTTATAGTAGAATTCCATAATTTTATATACTTAGTATTTTGTTGCTCCGATGGTTAAATTTAATTTAGTGATATTGCTTGCAGAGAGAACTTGAAAGTCTAAAATGTCACCATTTTGAATACTTACGCTCCAACCTGACAAAGTTGAATCCTCAGATTTAATCGCTCCTGAAATAGTCGGCAAAGATGTTGAACAAATGGAAGATGAAGTTGGATAAGTACTAAAATTAGATTTTAAAATATCAATTACGCATACGCCTGAGACATCGGCAACCATGGTAACATTGTTAAGCGTTGCATTGTAAGGAATAGATATTGATCCTTTGTCTCCTATTGTTATTGTGCTTCCTGCCCCATCAATAGTGATACCAATTGCAGTTTTACCCAAGGAACCTGTTTGAGACGAGGTGATAAAATTACCCGTTGCTGATTGTAGAGCATATCTATTGTCTGCCGCGCCAGTAGTTAAAAATGCTCCTGTTTGAGTGTTCGTTATGAAATTTCCAGTAGCGCCAGTTGAAACAAATTGCCCTGTTTGACTAGAGGTAATAAATGATCCCGTGTTAGACGCTAGCGCGTAAGCGGAAATTCCCGAAACGTCTCCAGTGGTTATTTGCCTAGCGAACCAAGCCCCACTTCCAGAATCATAAATAAGAGCATCTAAATTAGAGGCATTTTTGGCGTAAACTTTATGAAGCTCGTCAATTTCAAAGCCATTCTGAACTTTTACATAAACTTTACCATTGCTATTGTTCGAGCGCAAAACAACGCCTAAATAAACAAGATGATTATTACCATAAGGTTTATTAGCTAAACCATAAATTATATTTCCGCTAGTCCCAAGCCACATTGGATCGCCAGCATTTCCAGAGCTAGTATTAAAACCTTCTAAAGCGCCCTCTGTTACAACATAACCAAACTCATTAACTAATAAATCTTGAGCTAAAAGACCAATCGTTTTCGAAGATGTGCTTTCGCCAGTGTTTGAAGCTAATTTGATTAAAGGATTTGCGCCGTTTGCGTCATTAATAAAAACAGGTTGACCTCTATATATTGTTGATCCTTGGTCGTTTTTCGCGTATAAATGAACGAGGTCAACTGGACTGCCGCTAACTAAAAACCCAGAAGGATTACTAATTGGATAAAATTGTCCAGTTTGACCAGTAGTGATGAAAACGCCAGTTTCGGAAGGTCGAACAACACTGCCTGTAACATAATTTCCTGTTTGATCATTTAAGGAAGTTATTTGAGTTTGAAGATGCCCGCTGATGCCAGTAACATAAACTGTTGTAGCGTAAGAACTCAAATCAACACCAGTAATATAACCACTCGGATTAGAATTTAAAGGATAAAAAACTCCAGTTAATTCACCAGTATTTGCAGCAGTAGCTTCGCCGCTTAAAAGAACTCCAGTGCCATTAACAGTAGGACGAGAATAAAAACTCTTTACGCCAGAAACATCTTGATTTCCCGTGATAAAAACAACTTGAGAGTTAACGGCAAAATTGCCTGTTTCACTTGTAGAAACAAACTGTCCCGTTTCGCTTGGGCGCACTACAGAACCAGTCACAAACTGTCCTGTCTGTCCAGTCGTTACAAAAACTCCCGTATTAGATTGCAAGGCGTAACGATTATCTGCCGTGCCTGTTGTGAGAAACGCTCCTGTTTGATTATTGGAAACAAAATTTCCTGTTGAACCTGTTGAAACAAATTGGCCAGTCTGACCAGTAGTGATAAAAATTCCTGTTTGAGAATTAGTTACAAACACTCCTGTCTCAGAAGGTCTAACTACAGAACCAGTCACAAAAATTCCAGTAGCGCCAGTGCTGACAAACTGCCCAGTCTGTCCAGTGGTAATGAAGCTGCCAGTTGCAGACTGCAAGGCGTAACGACCATCAGCCGCGCCTGTTGTTAAGAATGCGCCAGTAGAAGAAGAAGTTACGAAAGAGCCAGTAGCGCCAGTTCCAACAAACTGCCCAGTCTGAGATGTAGTGATAAAATCACCAGTTTCAGATGGCCTTACAACAGAACCAGTTACAAAATTTCCTGTTGAACCTGTGGACACGAATTGGCCAGTTTGCGAAACTGTAACAAAAACGCCAGTTTCAGACGGTCTAACTACCGAACCAGTTACAAACTGCCCAGTAGCGCCAGTGCTAACAAACTGTCCAGTTTGCGAAACCGTGACAAAATTACCTGTCTGACCAGTGGTAACAAAAATTCCTGTTGCAGATTGCAAAGTGTATCTACCATCAGCCGCTCCCGTTGTTAGGAATGCTCCCGTTTCAGACGGCCTGACTACCGAACCAGTTGCAAAATCGCCAGTAGCGCCAGTCGAAACAAATTGACCTGTCTGAAAAGAAGTTACGAATACTCCTGTTTCACCAGTGGTGACAAAAATCCCAGTAGAAGATTTTAAAACATAACTAGAAAGATCAACACCAGTGATGTATCCGCTAGGATTAGCGTTTAATGGGTAAAATGCACCAGTTAATGTGCCAGTGCTTGCAGCATTAACAGCCTCGCCATTTAAAAGAACTCCAGTTCCATTTACAGTGGGACGAACAGTAAAATTCTTTAAAGAAGAAACTGTTTGATTGCTTCCAGTGTCTAAAAAGCCTCCAGTATTAGATGGGCGAACAACAGCGCCTTGAACATAACCGCTAGGATTACTTTTTAAAGGATAAAAATCTCCAGTAAGGATGCCAGTTTGACTGCTAGTTAAAAAAACTCCAGTTTGAGAGGTTGTGACAAAAGAGCCAGTTTGCCCAGAAGTTATAAACTGCCCAGTTTCAGAAGGGCGAACAACACTGCCTGTAACATAAAAAGCGGCTAAACTATCCAAAGCTCCAGGAGCGTGAGTGGCAGCATGAGGCGGTATTCCTTGCCCAATAGTTACAGGAATACTTGCTGGAGGATTAATTTGAACATTAATATCACTCATTATTCAAAACCCCCACCTTCTACTGTTACATCGCCAGCAAGAACCCTAACAGGGCAACCGTCGCTAGGTGGATAAATATAAACTTCGTGCTCGTAATCATCTAATGTGAGAGATGATGTTTGAGTTGCTGTTAAAGCCATGTTTACAATTCCTAATCCTGTGCTTGTAACTGTCGCTTCCCAATAAGGGCCAACTGAGCCATCCCACTTTCTGCGAAGAAAGCCGCTCACAGAGTATCCAGAAAGAGTGTATTCACCTGTTGAGGTGCTCAAATCCATCGAGTAAGAGTAACACGCTCCCCTTTCTATTGCGGAAGAACCAGTTAAATTGTAAGTGCCTGCTGCCATATCATTAAATTACACTTCAAATTACCAATTCTGCAAAAGAACTCTTCCCCATAAATCATTTCCTGTAGCGGCAAATAAATATTCGCCACTAACAGATATTTGACCGATTTTACCATTTGATGTGGAAGAGAGCGGCGGGTTAACAAAAGAGCAGAAAATTCCAGTTTGACCAGAGGTTACAAATGATCCAGTCTCATTTTTGAGAACATAAGCTCCAGAAATATCATCTTTTGTAGGAATTTCTTTCCATTGCCCAGATTGAACAAGTAAAAGTTTTTGTCCAGAAGCTCCAGTTTGATAAATTAAACCACCATCAAAAGTCGTTTCTTGAGCAGTGGCGTTACCACTATAAAACAATCCAGTTCGATCTTCAAAACTCAAAACAGGAGGAATCCCGAAACCATAATTTAAAACATCAGGCTCTTCTTTTAAATATGCTGGAACGCCAGAAGTGTAGATGTATCCGCTGCCAAAATCATCGTAAGGAACAAATTGATAATAAATAACTTGATTACTAGGAATCTCATCAGCGAATATAGAGAATGATTGACCTAAACCATTATCCAAGAATGGCACGTTTTTAAATAACGAAAAACCATCTAATGAATAATAGTCAACACTTTCACTAGCGCCAGTATAAACATCCACGCTTCTAGGAATGTAGTTAAAAGCAGCATCATCGCTCAAAGTGAGGCTAAAAAGAACTTCTCCAGTTAATCCCGAAAGAGTTCCTGTAGAAAAATCAGAAACTTCAACGTCACTTATTTGAGCAGGAATATGAAAAACCGTTGCTAAGACAGAGTTTTCTAAACCCTCGTTTGTGACATTAAATAATATATCATAATACCTTTGCGATCCAGAACTGCCAAAATAAGAAGCGTTTTCTTCTTGAGTGAAAGTAAATTTTAAACTCTCTTGATTAGTCTTAAAGTTTTCAGTAACCAAGAAAGGGTCAACATTTCCAACAACTGCCCCAGTTGTGTATAAGGAAGCTCTATAATAAAAATTAGCTAAACCTTGCGCGAACTGCAATTCATTATCAATAATGTTGTCATAAACATCTTGATATTGAAGAGTCACGGAAACATCTTTCGTGGGAGAAACTATAAAAGCAGTTCCAGTTCCAACTGGCGACTCGGAAGGCTTAAACGAATTAATAGGTTCTGGATAAGAAGGAGGAGCGGGTGGCGGAGGTATTGGCGGCGGCGTCGGAGGTGACGGCGTAGGTGTCGGCGTGGGCGGCGTAGGCGACGGAGTAGGTGGGGTAGGCGACGGAGTAGGCGACGGCGGCGGCGTTGTTGGCGGCGGCGTTGTTGGCGGCGGCGTTGTTGGCGGCGGCGTTGTTGGCGGCGGCGTTGTTGGCGGCGGCGTTGTTGGCGGCGGCGTTGTTGGCGGCGGCGTTGTTGGCGGCGGCGTTGTTGGCGGCGCTGTAGTTGGCGGCGCTGTAGTTGGCGGCGCTGTAGTTGGCGGCGCTGTAGTTGGCGGAGCCGTTGTTGGTGGAGCCGTTGTTGGTGTTATTGGCGGTGGTGTAGTCGTAGCCATACTTATTTATCAAGCGGGGTTAATAGCGAATCCTTTTACAATTCCATTACTGCGTTTAGGAGCAATATAAGATAATACCTTAAACGTTTTTGCATTAGTGGCAGAAATTGGGTTAGGATAAATTCCAGTTTGCACAGCGGTCACTTTTAAAGTGTAGTTTCCAACTTCAGCTTGGTCTTCAAACGTGAATGAGGTTTCACTTGTCTGGACTTTAGTGCTCCTATATTTTGGAGAAATGAGTTCAACATTGTATGCGTTAGCCCCATTCACCGAGTCCCAAGAACCAGAGATGTCAACAATATCATTTTGCGCGTCGAAATTCCCAGTAGTAAAAGTGGTAATCAATGGAACCCCTTTTAATTCATAAATAAATTGGTTGGAAACTTTAAAACCAGAACCTTCATTTACGAAAGTGTCGCGAACAGAAGGGAAGTAGTTAAAAAACTCATTAAGGTTTTCGCCAACTTCGATTTCAGCGAATTTACCAGTATCAAATTTAGAAGCAATAACCTCGTATTCATTAAGGTTCAATTCTTTAATTGATTGAATCTTGTAGATTTCTTGAGCGGTGTTGGCTAGAGTAATGGAACAAGGAGTTCCAATCTTTGCTTGTTGAAGAAGAGGTAAGCCAGAATTAGAAGATGAAGAATCTAATATTAATTTAACCCCATAAGAACTAAAGTCATAACCAATGGCATTTAATGAAACATTCTGAGGAATGTCCGTTTGATAAACTTCAGCGATGCTTAATTTCGCAGGGCTTTTTGCCAAATTATAAAAGTCTTCTGACTGATATTTTCCAGTAGGAACAAGAATAGAAATTTGTCCAGTTAATCCTGTAGGGGAGAAAGACTCTGCCGAAACATCAATATTTGTGTGAACAATATTATTGGCAAGGTCAATGTCTAAAACTCGGCCAACATATTTTTTCAATGTTCTGAGTTCGTCATTAATAGCGATCAAGTCTCCTGGCCTACATAAGAGAGTTTCTAATCCAGCGGAGAATTGAACGTTTTGATCTTCATTAATTGTTGAATAAATAATGTGCTGACCAATTCGCTGTGCATGAGCGCGGCTAGTTACGCCAAACGTTTGAGCAGAAGTTCTAAGAATACCTCTTACTTTAATATCGTCAGGGTCTTCAACATATTCGATTTTCTCCTTGAACAAATCGTCGCGATCCAAATAAGAAACTTCAATAACATTATACTGCGAATCTCTACGACTGTTGGTATATGAGAAAATTCCATCTTTCACATTTGAATTGTTAAACTGAGCCATGATTGGCTTTAACCTATCATTTGTAAAGTTAATCTCAGAGTTGGAATAAAACATGTTACCTCGGAAAGAGGAAACAATGGATTGAACCATGTCAAATACGTTAGTCTTATCAGCAATAGCGCCATTGAAACCGTATCGCGGTTCTTTGCCGCCATTTGCTGATGGCACGCCAACAAATAAACCGTCACCGTCAACAGCATCACAGTAACGACCAATCTTATAAAGTTCCCAATAATTAACTTGATCGGGGTTAATAAAGTTACCCAAACCATATCTTCTGTTTATCAAAAGATCAAAAAGAATCCATGCGGGATTATCTGTCCAAGCTAATTTAAATGTGCCGTCCCAATTGCCATCGTAAACTCTCTTCTCTTCAGTGGTTGCTGACGCAAACTCAGCGGCAGTTAAATATCTCCTATCTTTGCCGTTTGGCAAAAGGGGAAAATAATTACTAGGCACGAAAACTTTCTTAAATCTGGCATCATAGCTTCGCGCAGGAATTTGAGGTAAGCTACGAGCGTCCAACTTCAACCCGCAAATTGTTGAATATGGGTAAGAAAACGGTAGGTTAACAACTTCCGTCACTTTTTCTAAAGAGATTTCCCTCTTCACAAGAGAAGAGTAACTCTCATAAGTTGTTCTATAAACGCGAACAAACCTTAACTGATCTGGTTGATAAGGGGGTAAAACAAGAGGAGCGGCAACACTTTTAGTGTTTCCGACAATGAACCGAGAATATTTTTGAATGATTTGAGGAGTGTTATTTTCATCTCTTCCAATGTCAATTGTCACTGGAGATTCTACAGAACCTCTTACTTGATACTCTCTAGATTCAGTTACAATTTCATCACCATCTTTAGTTTGGTAGCCAAGCTCAATTTTAAAGGCAATAAGCGAAGGAATTGATGTTCCAACTTCAACTTCTTGATCTTCTTTTTTACCAAACCTTCTCAAAAAAACAGTTTTATGAGCTATATCTCTGAGCACTCTAATGGAAAAACTCAAATAAACACTATCAACATTAGGATTATTAACAATATGTGTAGTAGCTATTGATGGCTCAGAATAAGCAGCAATGTATTGATTATTCCAATTACTAAATTTGAAACTGGCTCCTCTGAAGTCATCACTACCTTCAGTTCTTTCACTATATGCTATTGCTGATTTAAATAATGCGGCGAGCGGACTGTCTTCAAAAAAATATGTAAGTCTTTTGTTTGCATTATCATTATCAATAAATATTTCAAAACTTTGTAAACTATTTCTGTTAGTAATAAATCCATTTCCGTTAGAAGAATTTATCGCCGTTTTCGTTATAGGATTATTACTCCCAATTTTAACGCTTACAGTTTGGCTAAATTTTTTATTATTTAAATTAAGGCTAAAATATATGAAAGTTGAAGATGAATTGGTTATTTTAGCGTCATCAGGTACGTCTTCGCCTACTAAATTACCTTTAGCGTATGGAACATTAACAGAATATCTAAAATTTAAAATTTCAGCATCACTTCCTGTTCCTAAATAGGATTCAAGATATGTAAACGAACCACCTTTATTTAAAATTCTTCTATAGTTAGAATTTACAGTCTTTAACCAGCCTGAGCCAGCAGATGTAAAACCATTATATAGACCTGTGTTTGCAACTTTAATTAGATTAGCTTCTTCTTCGGAAATAGTGTCCGAAAAAAATCGCTCATTAACTCCAGAAATTCCTTGGCTAGAGTTTGGATTAAAAGAAGTGTTAATATAAGAAGACTTGCCAGCAAGAAGACTTTTTATTGTTCTACCTTTAGCAAAAGGCCCACGCAACTGCACTCCATAAGATTTGTCACTGTAAGTTTTAGAAAAAGCGCCGAGAGGTTTTTGCAATTCAAAACCGTCTCTAATCTCCATACTGGCGTTGCCAACATTATACTTGCTTCCACTGGAAAAAACTTTAAAATAATTAAGATTTTTTATTACAGCATCAATTGAATTTTTTAAAGGAACTTCATTGTCTTTATAAAGAAAAAGATAAACAGAACCGTTTAAATATGAAATAGATAAGTTTGCAGCTTCACCTGCGCTTAAATTAAAATAAGTCAAGTTTAATTTTCGCTGTGGTGGTAAAAATCTACGAACCTGCAACTCTGTAGATTCTAAAGGAACATAAACTTGATTAAATACATCGTCTTCTAAAACAGTAACAGTATCATAACTATAGTTTTCAATCAAAGGGGCAATCGAACCGTCTTTATTGAATGAAATCTTAACGCAAAAAAATGGATAATCAGATTCGAGCCTTTCTGGAATATCTGACAATAGATACGATTGGACTTCTTTTACTGAATTATAATTAAATTTAGAATTAAGAGATCGAAATTGTTGATAATAAACGTTTTGACTAGATACGTTAGTAGAATAACTTGACAAGCCACTTTTAATAGCTAAAATATCTTGATAAACGCTAGAGGCAATATCTAATTTTGAATTCAAAACAGAATAAGAAATTCCCGAAACAGAGCCAGTCAAATTAGCAACAACTTCAGAGCTTAAACGTTTTTCAACGAATTCATTATTCTCATAAAATTGACCAGAAAAACTAGCGCCAATAAAATCAAGGTGGCCAGTAAAAACTGCATCTCCAGAATATTGAGACGATTGTTTAATTGGAGCGTCTTCTAAATAAATAGCTTCAAATATGCCAACGTCTTCGACATACTCACCGCGTTGATTAACTAAACCGTCAATAACACCATCTGAAATAAGGTCAATACTCTCCACATATTCATAAGAAGAAATAGCTTGAAGGTCGCCTAGTTTCGGCGGCTTGAGAGTTGGCGGCGGCGGCGGATCAGGTTTTTTAGGGCCACCAGCACCAGCAAGATTAGATGAATATCTTATAGAAAAATGACTCATGAAAGTAAATTAAGCGAAGATGTTGAAATCAAATTAGAGTTAGAGTTATCAACGAAAGCTGATTGATTTGTTGATTTTTTAGTAGAAGCATTATTAAACTCGTCTCCAAGAGTCATATTTAGAGGGAATGATTTCACAGTAGATTGCACAACAAAAGAGCCAACGCGCAAACGTCCATAAACAAGAGGAACAGGATTACCTTGTTCAAGAATATTTTCTCGGTTACTAAATGCTAAAGATCGGTTTAATGCAGCGCTTGTTGCTTCTGCTCCAGGGATTTGTGGATATTCCATTTTGCCAGCTTGAACATAAGAGTAAACAGCGGAACCAATAGACAGAGCAAGACTTCCCCAAAAAATCAACCCTTGAACTAAAGTAAAACCAAGAAAACCTGATCCTAAAATACAAGGAACAAAATCTATTTTTTTAATTTTATCAGAAAATTGTTCATGGTTTTTTACCCAGCGATCATTCACGACAAAACTATAATGAATATTTTTTTGGGCTAACTTTTTAAGCTCAAGAGGAAAATCGTCATGATTAGCCTCCATAGCTAGCAACAAATCTTTCGGTCTGGAAAGCGCCATTTTATGCACTTTACCATACTTTTTAGCCAAAATACCATGGAAATGAACTTCTGTCATAATAAACCTTTTACCTTGTTCAGAATATTTACATCTATTTCATGATTTTGAGGCTCATAAATCGCAAATTTATCAGTTAGAAGGGAATAAATAAGAGAAACCAAACAGCAAGCATCTGCATTTGCTATGTCTAAGTCAGAAAATTCCTCATTAGAACTAGGGTGCGAATGAAAAATAAAAAGAAGTTCATTTTCACTTTTAAATCTTAAAAAATCCAAAGGATCAACGCAAAAAAACGAATTAGGATCAGGGGATCGGTTGGCTAAAATTTGAGCCACGAACTTGCCATCTTTAACACCAATGAAAGCGCAGCACTCAATTGTGCAATATTTATTGCTATGATCCTTTAAAAAAGAAAGAATGTCTTTGAAATTATTTGCGATTTTTGTAGGTAGCTCCATATTGATATTTGTCCGTGCCTGGGAAACCTCCGAAGGGTAAATAAGCATTTGATGCATCAGCATTAAGTGATGCTGGCACTAAATTGTAAACAGTGTATAAGCCACTGGACTCTCCAGAATAACCAGAATAAGTGATGCCAGTGTTAGCGAATCTTTTGCGGCAAGAGTCAACAGTTTTAGAGCAACCGTCTTTTTCCCAAGGCGAAGCATCTAAGCTTGGGTGATTGTTTTCATCAGCCCTATGATTTTGCTTGCAAACATGCCACGTTCTATATGGGTCTTTGTCTGTGCTCACATAAGCGACATCGCCACTATAATAAAGCTTTCCATAGTTCCACTCGTTCTCTGTAGTTTGAAAGTTGAAAGCGCCTGTTGGAACATGAGTAAAATCAACATTGTTATCTTGACAAACAGGGCGACCAAAGTAATTGCATCCCAAACCTCTATACTGCCAGTAGCAATATCTTGACAAAACTAATCGCCCAGGAATAGTGAAATTTTCCAAGTCAAACGGTGCAGTTAGTTCAAACTCTACAAGTGACCAATTTTCCTGAGTCTTTTGAGAAATAATGTAAGAGTCCTTGCTGATTTCCGCAGTTGGGTCAGAAACTCCATAAGGATTAACGCCACCGTCAAAATTAACGTCGTCAATGTATTTGAGGAAAATCTTGATTCTTTCAATACGAGCATGTTTAAAATCATTTTTTCGGCGCAATACTTGGCTGATTGTCAAGCTATCGTTTGAGATTCTAATCTTTGGACGATTGATTCTGTTAAAAATGTTTGATTCAAAATCCTCAACTTCAACAGCGATAGGCAAGTAGGGAATGCTGTTCAAGACGATTTTGCCATTCAAACCATTTGAGCAAGGATGAAATGGAAAGAAAGAGTCTGGCTCATTCACCGTATCGTAGTAGAGCTTGTAAAACTCCAAGATTGCTGTTGGCTCCAAATCAACTAAATCATTGGAAATTCTATTGTTAATTGGCATGACTATAAATAATAACGAGTGTAACTATAAATTACACGAATTTCTGGGCGATTTCTCTGAAGAGAAAAAACTACTACAACTTTATCTCAAATTTTATGAAAAATCTAAACCACTTCCTGTAAGGGCCAAAACTGTTTCTGGCCAAAGAGAAGAGTGGGTTCGTTATTTTAACAAGCTGATCGAAACAAATAAAATAATCTATGCTGAATCAAATGGCCGCATTATAGGTTTTGTAGCTTTTGATCTTAAATTAAGTTCTTTGGAAGTGCCAGAAGATTTAATTGAAATGATTCAGGCAAAACCTCAGTCACAATTTTGTGAGTTTGTTTTCGCGGCCTCTGATTCTTCACTATCTTTGCTTAAAAAAGTGGTCGCAGATATTTTTCAGTTGCTAAAAGAAAAGCACGGGGTATTATATATAGTGGGCAACATCAACCGCGAACACAAAAAGAACAAATACATTAAAACTATCCAAAGAATTTTTGGCTTTAAAGTTTTTCAAAACTTCGCGCTGCATGATATACCGTAATCGTTTTGACCGAACAGGAGAGTGTTCTGAAAAAGGCCACGATGCCGAAAGCTTGTTTATTTCAATTGCCGAAAAACAAGGTTGGAAAGCAGTAAAAGCTGATCGAAAACAGCAGCTAGCTCACATTGATGTCTTCCTAACTAAAGAAAACTATCCAACACATTCTTTAGATATTAAAGCTCAGAAGAAGATCAAGAGAACCGATTCTGACGTTAATGACGAATTGATTTGGGTAGAGTTTTTAAACGTCGCTGGAAATGGCGGATGGCTAGTTGGAGCGGCTGAATACATTGCTTTTGAGCGCGAAAATGATTTTATTATAGTGAATAGAGCAGCTTTATGGAAACTCTGTATGGAAAAGGTAGATCAAAATGCCAGAGTAACGCAATCCAAACACGCGCTCTACAAGATATACCAGAGAAAAGATCGTAAAGATGAAATTTCAATCATTAAATTTTCAGATATTTTTGAAAACTTGAAATTTAAAGTCTGGCCAAAATGTTAGAGATTTCTTCTTGCAAGAACAAATGGATTTGGAGCTTGATATTTATCAGGATTCCAAAAAATGCTAGCACCTCTCTCTACAAGCATTTGGGAGATTTTAATTTGGTCAAAAAGCACGAAAAGTCTTTTAATGTTTTTCTCAAGAATAAAGTTTATCGCGGTTGGTTTTCCCCTACTCACGCGAAACCTAATGAAATCGCTCAGGTTTTAGGCAACGCCGTGCGCAATTACATGTCTTTTGCTGTTGTTAGAAACCCTTATGATCGAATGGTTTCCATGTATCGTTTTGCGGTAGAAAATGAATTGGGTAAAATCTACGGCATGGATTCAGACATTTCTTTCACGCAGTTCTGTGAAATTTTAAACGATAAATATTTAAATAAAGATAAAAATTTCATCGCGACCCACTCTCAAACCGAGTGGACAGAAGGCATTTTTACTCCTAATTTCATTTTAAAATTCGAAAATTTGAAAAAAGATTTTGAAAATATGCTATTAGAATGCAATATAAAACATATAGCGTCAAGCATTCCTCACGAAAATTCATCCAGCAGAACCCATTATAGAGATTACTATAACTCTGATTGTAAAAAAATAACAGAAAAAATCTTTGAAAAAGACCTTGACACTTTCAAATACCTGTATTAAAGTATTCCATGATCGGAAAAATTAAAATTATTGGAGCAAATAATTCCACCCATATCGGATGGATGGAAAAAGATTTTGAAAACTGCAAAATCATGCACGAATACGATAAGGTTCACAAAGTTTCTGTTCCAGATCGGGGCGAGTTCACTTTCGAAATCACTAAGACTTTCATTGTTGAAGATCATTTTATTTTTGAAGGCTATGCCAGCATCGAAGATTCCCTCGGAAAACTAGCTTTTGAATTTCGTATTGGATGAAATTTCTCATCATAGACTCTCATAAAGGTTCAATTAAAGAGCCTCAGAACTTGCATTGGCTCAATGCTAAACAAATAAAAGACAATTTAATCTCTCTTGGGCATGAAGTTGATTTGATTTGGAGCTATCCAACAATCAATGAAAACATTAAAAGCAGCTACGATAGAATTATTTTTAACCATGCTAGTCATTACTCTTATGTTGATTACGCTTGGCTACAAGGTAGTCCAGACGCTAAACTTTTTCACATCACAAATGAATACAATTTAGGCGAGCCAAGAGCCTTGTGGATGGCGTTGAAAAATGGTCGCCGCTACGAAGTAATTGCCAATCATCAGCCTCAAGTGAGTAAAATTGTACAAAAATATGTTGAAAATTGGCACTTTGTTAATTTAAATACCTTAATTTTTGATCCTATTCTACCGAATAGACAGAAAAAAGGATGCATTTACTACGGCTCTTTTAGGAAAAATCGCGAAACTTCATTCCGTAAATATTTAAAAGATTATGTCACCGTATCCACCCATATCAAAAACAGAGAAAAATTTCAAAACATCGGAGTCAACGGGCCTTTCATTGATAGAATCAATTGGTCAAAAGATGGCCTCATGGATTTTAAAACTTCTCTTTACATAGAAGACGAAATCACTCACGAAAGCTACAACTGCTTGGCGAACAGATTTTATGAGAGCCTCAACTACAACGTTCTTCCTTTGTTCGACGCCTCTTGTAAAAATACCATTTTTTTGTCTGGTTATGATGTGCCTGATTATTTCATCGTTGATAATGAATCAACTTTGAGAGAGTTGAGTGAAGACACTCCTGTTTCCTACCAATGCTATCTACAACGATGGAAGGAAAAAGCGGCCAACGAAAAAAGAAACACGTTGACAAACATCGCAAATATAGTATGTTAATTTCGGCTAAGGTAAACTAACTAACAAACAATAAAAATAAATGAGCAAGCTAATTGCTAATGCAATTGAGAAAGCAAAGCCAGAGCAGATTGACCTCTGCTGGGCAATTCTAAAATACAAGGAAATCGGCGTTTACCGAAAGGTAAAGTCTCTTTGTTCAGCATTCAATCTTTCATTTGAAAAGGTTATCGCTGAACTCCCACAAGAGGAAGGTCGAGTGATTGATTGGGAAACCCGTCATTTCATCCACGATTGCCTAATCGAAGTTTCTAAGTCAAACAAAGAATAAATAAATAAAAAAATATGAAGCAAAAGCCAGGAATTAGTTGGTACACAGTTTATAATCAAAAAGGCGATCATCAAGCCTCTTACGACATGTGCTTTCATGAAGCTTATGTTTGGGCACTTGATTGCGCGAAGCATATTGGAGGCTACATTTGCGAATGTGGTGATGGCAAAGAAGAAATGATCATCTTCAACACAAAGAAGGGTGAAAATTCTTGATTCCATTCCTCTTGTTTTAGAGCTTTTAGTCACATACTTTAAGCTCCGATGCAAGATGGCAACTTACGAAGTCATTGAACGCTTTGATGCTCGCCTAGACTCCCTCGATAAAAAGAGGGAGTCTCTTAGGAAGACTCCTACGCCAGAAGCTCAAAAAGAAGCTTCGAAAATCACTGATGAAATTGTAGAAGAGAAAGTCAAATTCAAACTATTTTGGGAAGACATTTCAAAATGAAATATTTTATTTTAATTTCAACGCTGCTTTGCAGTTGTTGTTCAAGAGAAGATAATGTAGAAAGGCGCAGAATCGAGCAACCAGAAGCTTTATTCTTCGGCCCACGCACAGCAGTAAAACAAAATGATGGCAGCGTTTATATTTCAGGAGACGTTGTAGAAATCTGGCATTCTGAAAAAACAGTAGAGCGTCTAGAAAGAGATTTAGCGCGATTCGATCCACAATA